GACTCTGGTTACACTTTAGATGCTTTAGTAAATACAGGTAAATCTACTTTAGCGGGCGGTTTCCAGGAAGTTCCCGCCTCCGAAGCCAACCCCCAGAGCCGAAGCATGTTCCTTCGTCTTCCACTTCTAACTAAGACCATGGCTCCTGAGCTACAGGGGTTTACCGAGAACACTGAGAATGGTTATCTAATGGCCGCCGCGCCACACCAGTCTGTTAAAATCAAGGTATATTTCACTGATGACCTTTCTAAGGTATTCACCGATTCTCATGAGAGCATTGTTCCAACTTCATCCCAGGTATCTATAGAACCAGGCAAGCTTTACGGTCGTTGTATGATTATGTGTAACGAGGAGCGTGAGATGATGAAGACACAACCTCAGGGTATTCCTAAGCGTCTTAAGATGACTCAGAATGTTAATAAATCTCAGGATGCTGGTTTCGAACAGAACTACACACTTGATTTAGATCATTTCTCGTTGTATTCGTCTCACCTTATCATTACCGTAACCGGCGAAGCTGGTTGTGGTTTAGATAGCGCCGAGCTTAAGCTCAATTCGTCCTCTTTCTCGGGTACAATTGATGCTCAGTTATTAGATGGTACAACTGCCTCCTCGCTTGGTCTAATTTCCAATTCTCTCGATAACGTAATGGGTAATAACATGAGAGACCCTGATCAGTCGAGAAAGTCTATTTATGTTTTCCCCCTAGCTTCGCGTGCGTACGGTGGCTCGTCGGTACCCCTTAATCGTTTTGATAACATTAGACTTGTTCTAAGTTTCTCGAAGGATGCTAAGGCTACCACTGTTAACGTAACATGTGTAGGTGAGACAACTTCTCTATTCAAGGGCGGTGCTTCTTCTCTTGCTATGTATTAAATACATATCAGATACATTTATAAAATACCCAATTTAATTCCTTACATATTAACAACCATATTCTCTCCTGTTCGAATAATTTCTCTCTACTTTTTAGAAGAGGGAAATAAATTAAATATTCAGGTTTGTTAAGTATTTCAAAAAATTTATATAACGTATAAGAATAGCTTAAAAAATTTTTCCTTTCTTTGGGGCAGTGTTTTATGAAAGGTTCTTGTATTTTGTTAAACATATCAATTAATTTATCTTCAAGTTGTTGTGAAATAATAAGCTGTTTATTTCCTGTAATTCGGTGGATTATGTTCGGTATGTGTTCATAATACTTATTTAATTTTAATTTTTTAAGAAATTCTTTAATCTTATAATATGTTATTAAACTTTTATCTGTTAGTCTCTCTTTCTTTATCTCATTTATTATCATAGTTATGATAACATCAGGTATATAAGTACCTTCCCTTCCTTGTATTTGTGTTATCCATTCCTTAAAATGACTTGTCCTTTTATAACTATAGGGTTTAATAAAATCATGTGTTTCAGAAACATTCCATTCTGGTGTAGAAGAAACAGGGTTATTTTCTGTTAAACCACATGAATAACATATATTTAATCCAGATGGAGTATCTTGAGTTGTATTATTTCCACAATTCTTACATGTGTATGTGTTTGAAGAATAGTCTATACTATTAATTTCTTCTGGGAAACATTGTTTCATATACATTTTATAGTTATCTTCATTCTTTTTTTCCATATCCATTGACACATACTTAAAAATACCATCATTACTACTTTCGATATTCTCTGTATATTCGACACAGTCTATATTTTTAATAAAATCAATAGAATTAAATAAATATTCCGTTAAATTTTCGCATTTTTCTATAGAATTTATTTTATTATTTAAATTGTTAATTTTTATATCTATATCTGATATTTCATTTTTTTTATCTATATTTAATAGTTTATTCGTTCGTTTATTGTTTTTTAACTTTATTAATGCGTTTAATTCTTTTTTGTATCTCGGTAGGGTGTCGGTTTCGGCTTCTATTTTATTTATAGTTTGATTATGCTTAGCACTTATAGACATTCTAGAATCGCTATGAACCGTTTTTTTTGATAATCTAAATGAACTCATTATGATTTACAATAATATTAATTATTTTTTTAAACATTTTAATAAATTTAAAAATATTTTTTAATTAACATTAATAGATGTTAATTAAATTTAATTTATTATTATCATACAGAATACTGAAAAAATTATGTAAAATAAATAAGATAAAATATGTAAGTAAATGTAATAAATTTCAACTCTTAAATAAACTTAACGATTTTAAAACAGTAACTTACATACAAAGACATTTTAGAAAAAAATTAATAAAAGATGATATATGTAAGATATCATTAGAAAAATTAAGATATCCCTTTATATCCATAAAGATTAATAAATTCTTCTTTTATTATGACTTCGATACGTTTATTAATTATTTAGAAAAAACTGATAATTTTATAGATCCATGTACAAGGGTGAAAATAACAGATAAAAAAATAATAGAAATTAATAAACTTATACTTTATTATTATGGACAAAATACGACTAAAGTTATTGTGTCACCAACTATGCAACGTGATGTAGAATTAAATATAATAACATATTGTATGTATGATATAATAACAGAGCTAAATATAATAAAACCTCTCAATGTAGATGATTTAGATTTATATACTCACATCCTACCAAGAATGATTTATTATGCAAGATTTTTAATAAAAAATCATTCAACAGAGGATAGTAATATGGTAATAGAAGCATGTATTCAGAGTATAACTAATAATAATTCTTTAGCTACTTTAATAAAAACTTATTTATCTAGATTAATTACCACATAAATTACTAAAAAATACGAATATAAAGAAACTGTATATAAAGAGATATAAAGAGATATGTGTGAAATATGCGATCCTAAACAAAAATACATAGACACACCTTGTATATGTCATAAAAATTTTAAAACATTTTTTGAAGATTATGAGAAAATAAGATCTTACAGTAATTTAGGTTCTTTCGATATACTCAAAAAATGGTCTATATCAACAATGACTATATGTTGCAACTTTAATTCTATAATAGATCATCAATTATATAGAGATAGATTTATTAATAATGAAGATTCTAAAGTTTTTTATAACTGTATAAATACATATATAACAGTAAAATATCAGGATAAAAAAAGAATATCTTTAAAAATATTTAAAAATGGAAATATTCAATTAGCTGGGGTATTAAATGTTATGTCTGCTACTTATGCGGTGAGAAAAGTATATAGACGACTTACAGAAGTTAAGGCATTTTTAAATCCGGAATTTTCAAAAATTACAGACCTTCGAATATGTATGATCAACTCTGATTTTAAAATATCGAAAAACATCAAACAGAATGTATTATGTGATATTCTAGATACTACAGGAGAAACCATTATAAGCAGGTATTCATTTGATCCAAGTAAATACCCGGGGATAAATATAAAAATTGAAGACCCAGAAACAAAAAATAAACTAACCGTTGCTGTATTTAGACCAGGTAGTATTATTTTAACAGGGGGTTTTGATATAACCCTATATTTTAAGACTTTAAAATTTTTAATAAAAATTTTAAATAATAATGAAATAATATATTAATATGTTAACAATTTCTAATATAAATAACATTTTAGATTTTTCATTTAAAGACGATAGAAACACTAGAGGTATATATAAAATGATACTTAATTTATTTGAAGATAATGATATTTTTGAATTAGATAGTATAATATTAACACTTATATACCTTCGAAGGTATAAAAATTCTAATTCGGTTATCGATAATAAAAATATAAAAGACCTTATTGAAACGTGTTTAATATTATCAAATAAATTCATGTGCGATTTTGAAATATCAGGAAGAGGACCTTTAGAAAAACATGTTTTGAATAAAATAAATTGGAAATTATATGTAGACAATGACGAATTCGAAAGTGTTAAAAATATAACAAATTCCAATTTCATTAAATGTAAAGATATTATAAGTTGCTATTAAATTATTCTTCTGTTATATCTTCTAAAACTTTAGTCTCGGGGTTATCTAGGGATATTTCTACGTGCTTAGGAGGATCCATTTTATGTTCCACTTTTGTAACATTAGTTTCAACCCTTCTTAAGTGTTCAGCTAGAATGTCTATCTGTCTGTTATGTTCTTTAGAATTGCTATCAAAGCTATCGCCCCTTGTAGTAATATTAATAACATCATTGTTTAACATCTGTAATTTTTTATAAACCTTGAACATAAAAAAAGAGCCAATAACTATAATACAAAGAAGTATAACAATAAAAATGATAGAATTATTAACCGAAGAATCTTTCGTTATATCTAAATCAGGTAAATGTTCTTGTGTCTTTGGCATTTTATTATAAGATATTAATTACATTTTATTTATATAATATCAACGTAAAATAATTTATTCTGGATCATCTTCATCATTAGAATCATTAATTATGTCAATACCCTTAAAAAACATAGTTCTTTTTAAAACAATTCCAGAACCTCGCGGATATTCTTTACTACCCTGTTGAATTACCTTTATTCCGTTATTTGTAAAAATACCTCCATAATAATCCTTTGTGAACTGTTCTTTTGCTAGATTATTTTCTCTTACATGTTCATTAAATTCTTGAGAAAATACTTTCGCGGGTATGTAAAATTTATCACCGAATACAACCTTACCAGACTTAAGAAAGTTCTGTAGTGCGTTAGTCGTTTGTTCCATATCTTCCTTATTCTCATGAAAATATCTAGGAAGTATATCCCAGATACCCCTAATTCCATACTCCCTGATAGCAGAATAATAAGCAGATATGCACAATTTCATAATAACAGGAAGTTCCTTAGCCAATTTCTTATCTATAGCAGTATCTGTTTTTGTAACCTTTTTCCAAAAATTTACAACAACTGTTCTTCTGGAAACACTTTCGGAGTTATTTTTATATCTCATAATTTTATTACCACCCATTGTCATGTGAAGAGTCCAATCAATAGTTTCGTCGTTTTTATACTTTTCTGAGTACGTGTTTCTCCCACCTTCTACAAGAAGCTGCCAATCAGTTTGTTCCATCTTAAAATTTTCGGAAATCTCGGGTGCCAATACCATGAACTTATTTACATGGGGTTTGATACCGAACTTAGTGTCTATATTATTTGAAATAATACCAACATCTTCTTCGTCATACCATTTTTGCAAAATTTTCATAAGAACTGTACTCTTACCTGTACCAGCCTGACCCAATAGATACAATAGGCATTGCCAGTTATCTAGATCTCCAATTTTAAAACACTTTCTACCCATAAAAACACAAAGCCATCTTTGAACCTCTTCTGGAAGTTCTTGATAATCTAAGAGACTTTTAAAAGTTGGGCAATACTCAATAATATCAAACCAATCTCCGATGTCATCAAAATTGTTAAATACCTGATCATGGTATTTTGCAGCAACTGAAAAATTAGTTATGTATGGATGTTTTTGTCCATAAGGAACAAAGATGTCTTCGTAGTAAGGAGTTTCTCCTTCTGGTGCCGTATTATATTTTGTAATATAGTTACCATTCTTGAATGCAAAGAGGTGTCTATCTTTTTTAAGTTCTGGTAGTTCTGGTCCCATGAACTCAGTGAAGTATTTTTCAGCCGAGTTTATATTTCCAGCATTTGATGTTGCATTCTTCCATTGATTAAAGTTTATCTTATGATCTGTTTTTTGGTACAAATATTCTTTAAGAGTACAATGTTTTTGCCATGCATGGGTATTATTACCATTTTTCAAGAGTGGTCTATATAAATTTCCATTAAACTTTGAAAAACCATCTTCTGCAAACTGTTCAATCATATAAAGAAGAAGACACTGATAAGCTGTCTTTTTAGAATCATCTTTAAATCTAGCATACTTGAACAGAATGTCTGGATCTTCGTTAGATAGTGAATTATGTTCTGGATCACATGTTCTATGTAGTAGATATACATCTCGGATAAGTCTTTCTCCATAGAAAATAACTTCATATATTTTATTCCATCTACCAGAATATTCTTCATATTCTGGTACTAGTTTTTTAAATTTAGTAAACACCAAGGTTGTTTCATACATAGCTTTATCTAATTCTATTTTCAAAATACCAATATCTATTGTATCTAAATTACTAGTGTTTAAAGAACTAAAAGAATTTTTCATTATTTCACCCATATTCGAAGAATTTATACTCCATTTTTTATCTAATTCTTCAAAAAACTCAAATATAGCCTCACGGTCTGCATTTTTAATTTTTTCTTTTACATTGTTATTCCAGTTTCTGTTATTTTCATATATAGACATCGGGTGATATAAGTTAATATAATATATTTTTTTAAGTAAATTTTTTATTATTAAATATTGTATTTTATACACGTTAAAACCTGTATAATAAAATAAATTCATTATATAATGAAGACTGGGCTTCTTTTAAAAAAGAATGGCGAAATAGACGAAATTAAATTTAAAAAGATTAAGTTTAATTTAGAAAATGACGATTTTGAAGAATATAAATATTACATTAAATGTAACGACTATATTATCCTATATAATAAAATAGATAAACACTTAAATATACATATAATTCCTTTCACGGAAGATAAATTTTATGGAGACATATTAATAATTAAAACAAATAAAAACAACGACATTAATAATTTAACAAAAGATACATATATTAAGATTATTTCTAAAATTAAGATAGAAGAAAATAATATGTACTATAGTTCAGAAGATATGTCAGATATAGAAGATAAGCCATTATTTAGCTTTTAGAGTTTTTACAGTAGTTGTTTCCCTCCCTTCTATATAAATGTAATTATGTAGATACTTAGATTTTTCTTCCGCATTCATGTCTGTAATAATATCAGAATCGTCTGAAAAAAACTTATATATTCTATCATATGCATCACCCTTTGTGACAGTCTTAGTGTTTTTAGTTTCTTTCATTTCATAAGAAGCGTCATCTGTATTACACATATCTAATTTATTACAATCCATAAAATTGATAACCTCTTCCTTTTTACTATCTTTCAATCTATTAAGTTCTTTTATTTTATCTTGATAAGGTTTCATTTTAGCCTTCAGTTCTTTTATTTGTTTTTCTATATTAGTAAATTCTGTAATATCTTTTTTAAAAAATTGAATTTCTTCGTCTGTGACAGCTAACATTTAACTAAGTATCTTGGATTTTTTTAAATTAATTAATATATATAATTCAAATATTAATACTAAAATAAATATCAAAAGTAATATACAATAAATTTTAACAGGGAATACTACAATATCTACAACAGTTTTGAATTCTTCTTTAGTTTCATTGTTTAGTATTGATGATAACATCTGTTTATTATATTAAACAGGTATTTATTTTAATCACTGAACGCCTCTTCTATATTATCATCTTCGTCAACTGTATCATAATCTATATCTAATATGTAATTTTCATTTTCATCTGAAAAATCACTTGAATCTTCGCTTTCTATAATAGATTCTAGATTTATCAAATCAATGTCGTATTTTATATTTTGTTTTTTATTGGTAATCTTTTTGGGTTTATATTTAGGTTTATATTTAGGTTTATATTTAGTAGGAAACACAACGGGTTTTCTTACGTCATCTGGTTTATATTCCAATCTTTTAATTAGCTGTTCAATACTTTCTTTATTTAGAAAAAATGGTTTATATTGTAGTTTTCTTAGGTTATAATTTATTAATGAAATATAATTGGAAATGTTAACTGGGTAAATCTGTGCTATCCTGAGTAAATTAATATTAGATTCAATGTCTTTTCTGCTTTTTTCGTCACCGTGAACGTATTCATCTAGTATGTATTTTTCATGTTCTTTTTTTACAATAATAGGACTATCAATAACTATTCCGGTTTTTAATATTTTTTTATTATAAAAATCACATTTAGATTTCTTTTTTCCGTCAATAATATATACTCCGCATGTAGAAATTAAAACCCTCTTATAAAAATCCCCATCCGGTTCAAGTGTTTGACATACAAAACATCTAACTACACAATTGCAATTCATATTGATAATATAACTACCTGTTTATATTATTAATATGTATTACCCTTTTAAATATATATTTAATTACATACTTAAAGCCATATTAACAGACGTGAATACAATATTAAATATAAGAATTGAGCTTGCAATTATAGCTCTATTGTTTATTACAAGAAGATGTACCAACTGTGAGAAATAAGACAGGTTTTCTACTCCATATGTTGGAACAATTTGTTCAGATGTAGCAAAAGGAAGAACTGCAAATGAATATACTATGTTAAATAAAACTGCTATAACGGAAGCTATCAAACATTTATTAATAATAACTGATGAAGTGTTTATCATTTATAGTAAACAATATATTTAAAGTTAAAAAAAATAATTAAAAATATGAAGGGTAGAAAATGTAAACAGAGTAATGAACTTAAAAAAAAATTAACAGTTACACCTTTTATACCAGGGGCTCCTATTCAGATACACTACTGTCTTTACAAGACATGTGTAAAAGATACGTTAAATGCAAATGTAATGTACATACCCAAACATTTTTCCAAAGAAGGTGAACTTATAGAAAATAAAGTAAATCTTTGTAATTTTAACATAAATGGAAGTCCTAGAGACTACCAAAAAGAAGTTATAAACACTCTACACAAAGAACTCACAACAAAAGAATCTTGCATAGCATGTTTATATACCGGTTGGGGAAAAACTTTTGCATCCCTTTATATAGCATCACTGTTGGGTGTAAAAACCATAATTCTTGTAAATAAAGAAACACTTCTGGAACAATGGAAAGAGCAAATAATAAAATTTTTAGGAGTTAAACCAGGTATAATACAGGGTAAAGTTATAAACACTGAACCAGATATATGTATAGGAATGATCCAAAGTATTTCTATGAAAGATTACCCAGATGATACATTTGATATGTTTTCTCTTTCTATTTGGGACGAAACGCATCACTATTGTTCAAAGGTGTTTTCATATGCTTTTTATAAAATAGGATCAAAATACAATCTAGGTTTAACAGCCACTTTAAAACGGGCAGATAAATTAGAACATACACTTAGCTGGTTCTTAGGTGATGTAGCGGTGAATGTACAATTACTTATAATAGAACCTATTATAAAGGTGTATACATTTTATGAACACCCTGATAATACTATTAAATACTTACCAAATGGTAAAGTAAACAGTGCTGCAAGTATAACAAATGTAACAGAAATCAAATGTAGAGATTATCTCATAACAAGACTTATAGAAGAACATGCAAAGGAAAAGCGTAAAATACTTGTATTATCAGATAGAAAGTGTCATTGTAAAAAGATTGTTCACGACTTAAAGAATATATGTGGAATGTACACAGTTGGTTTATATTATGGGGGTATGAAAAAAGATGAACTAAATCTTTCAAATAAATGTGACATTATAGTTGCAACATATCAAATGGCTTCAGAAGGCTATGATAATCCAGAACTCGATACATTAGTTTTAGCTTCTCCTAAATGTAATATAGAACAAGCTGTCGGGAGAATACTAAGAAAAATAAATAAAAATCTGCCAGTTGTGATAGATGTAAATGATAGTATTAGTATATTTAATAACTGGAATAAAAAAAGACTATCATTTTATAATTTAAAAAAATTTAATATAATTTATCCTGAAAATAAAACACAAATTGTTAAAAAATGTTGTGATTTGCCTATTGAATATTTATTTCGTGATACTGGCGAAGTTTAACGTATTATTGGATACTCCCCTGGATTCGAGTGGTTGAATGTATCTTTGAATATTTCTCGAACCATTGTTTCTCCCAAAAGAACTGGTAAAATCATTACCAGAAGATAAATTTGTAGCAGTATTTATTTCACTTACCTGTTGTATATGACCTGTATTGTGTCCGCGACTATTAATGGTTTTAGAAAGACTTTTTTGTCTACGAGTTTCAATTGTTTTTATTTTAGCGTTATATTCTTCTTCATCTTCTTCTATGCCAGCTGGATCAATTTCAACATTTTGACCTATTACAGGGGCTTTTCTTGATTCGCCCTGAGAGAATCCTCTTGGGTGAATACCGTAATATCCGCCAAAATCATTACCTCCGCTCATTTTATTAAGATTGCGTTTATAATTATTATATCTTCTTTTTCCATTACTAAACATAAATTCCTTATGGTTATTGGTAATTTCTCTATTTGAAACTCTCGTATTATTCATTGGGGTTGGAGCAATGCGTGGTTCTTTAATAAACACCTTCCAGAACATAAGTCCCAATATCGATATAAAAAGTAAACCGCCTAAAATCCACATTGCGTACCCTCCTAGTATTTGCCCTCTTGTATTATTTCCGGAACCTACTTGTGCCGTTCTAATGTTATTAAGCTTGCCTTTTACACCTGCTAATTTTGAGGCTCCACCTGCCGCCATGCTTGCCATTTTTGCCGCTGCTAATACTGGCAGGACCATTTTATATTTATGATAAAGTAAATATATTTATTTTTAATTAAATTCATTATCATATTACGGTTCTTCGGTCATCATATTTAATTCATGTGTGTATTCTTTTATTTTTATATACATATGTATTAATAGAATAAAACATAATAATAATACGGCTCTACAATTAGTCGAACTAAAGAAATCGTACAGGTATTTCATTTAATATATATTGTATATAATTAAATTACATTTAAATCAAATAGGTAATGAATAAATAGAAGATATAGTAAAACCACCGATTACAGTTGTTAGGGCATCTATTTCCCCTAAAATATAATAATATATGAGTGAAACCATAAGACCGGACAAACCATCTGCTAAGTAAGATTGTATTCTAGGCATAACTTGATAATAATATTTATCTAGATATGGGAATAAACCAGAATATCTCATAGGAATTCCTATTAATGCGCTAATGCAGAAAATTACAAAAAAATTATATGAAGTAGCCGAAGGAACTCCGGAATAAATAGAATAAATAATAGCATAAGTTACCGCACCAACAAAACCGGCTATAAGGGAAGCAGCCAATGGTGTATGCTGTTTAAAATATTCTCTAATCCTGGTTGCTCCCCCTAGATAAGAAGGTAATAAATTTAAAAGCAAATCAAAAACTGCCGTAATTATAAATGATAATACCAATCCATTTAATAATTGTTTATCCATTTAGTTATATATAATTATATATAATATAAATAAATGAAATCTTTTAAAGCAATTGTTTTAGAATTAAGAGAAAACGATTATTATATTAAACTTATAAACATACTCTTAGTTAATGGGTTACTGGATATATTCGAGGAAGAACTTAAAGATTGTAAAATAGATTATTTACCTCTTATCTTAAATTTGATGACGTTTTTACATACACATAAAAGATTATTTAAGGATTTTACACCCGATTCTATAGAAAATATTATAATTATAAGCGTTGACGAGTTATTAACTAAAAAGTACAAAATAGAAATAGATGAGAAACAGTTATATATAGCTCTTCAGCTTCTTAAAAACACTCATATGTATAAAACTATATACAGAGAAATAAAAAGTATATTGATGAGATTGTATTATAAATTAAAAAAGACATCATGTGGATGTTATTCTAAACCAATTATAAAATTGGAGCAAGGCAGTATTTAAGAACTCCGAGATTTGCCACGTTGTATAAAACCGTAAGAGGATAATTAGTTTTAAGATAAATTTCTACAGTTCCGCATAAATTTGTCGATTTTGTAAACAGTTGGATGTATTTAATATTATATAGCCCACTATTTTCATTTTTATTATCCGATACTGTATCATTTGTTTCATTTATAGTTATACTTTGTTCTGCAAAGTCACCTTTAGCTGTCATAGTCATATTATCCGAATTAGTTTTTATTTCTATCTCTGTTGATATATTAGAAAGATCTGAAATGTAAGTTTGAAAGTCTGAAGAAGGCATTGTAATATATGAATCAAAATTAATATCCGGTATATTATATATTTTTTCATCCATATCAAGTAATTTAATTTTACTCCTGATTATTGATTTTTTATCACTGTTTTGAGATGTCAATATCATATTATTCGGATCCGACCTTAAAATAGTGAATGAAATTGTATCAGTATTTTTAATACCTTTTAATATCTTAAATACCGATGCTAAACTTATACCTATATTTATGGAATTCTCGCAAATGTACTCTTCAAATTTTTCTGAATACAACATAAGGTTAACTATAGCACTAGTAGTTCCGTCAACCGCTGTTAATTTAAGTCCTGTAGAGTCAGCCTTAAAATTAACATCTGATAGTATATTTTTTAAAGATTCAAATAAAATTCGTATAGCATTTGTTTGAACGGTTTTGAATGTAAATACCACTCCAGAATTAATAGAAGACATTATTCTTGAATTATATTATCTGATTTGTTTATATTAATTTTAATATAAATATCAATTAAATTATCATTTCATTTTCCGATACTAATCGTTCTTCATCTCTTGGGTCTACCGCGGCATGTCTTTTCCATATAACATTATTGCACGGAAGTTCTTTTGAAATAATTTTTCTACCATAAAATTTAGTTCTATTAGATATCATTATAAATGTTCCTTCTTCAAAATTAAATTTATCATAATCAGGGTGTTCTCTCAAAGCATCCTGTAGTTTAACAGGTTCCTCTCGATCTCCATAGAAATTACATAGAGGTCCTAGATAGGGTCTAATATAATCGGTTACATCACGGTTGTTAAGAAACATAATATCAGGATAGTATGTGTGTTTTTCAGGTTCTATTTTAAAACTATATATAGGAAATTCAATGTCCATTTTTCTTGTAATGTATTTCATTAGCTTACCATTAAACATATACTTAATATTTATATAATCTATCTTATTTAATTCATTTTTTTCTTCGATTTCGTCTACAGTTGTTTCGCCCAAAACTTCAATTTCTCCATTTTCGTAAGTAATTACATAGCACAACAGAGTGTATTCATCGCGGTCTTCGGTTCTTTCAAAAGTGTCTAAACTTTTCTTCGGATTTACATTAAACATAAAACGATTTATAGTAGCATTTGTAAGATGGGCTAAAACCCATGCAACTGTAACACCATATAAAAACCACATTTATTAAAAAATATAAAGAGTCTTTAAATATATTTACAAAATGAGTGAAAATACAGATAACAAACCTAAAAAGAGAGGTCGAAAGAAAAAATTTGAAACCACTCCATTTAAGAGCAATTTTATAGAAGAAACAGCAGATGTAACTCCAGTAATAGAGACTCAACAAATAAATAACGACAAATATAAAAAAAATAATCTAAAGTTTGGTAATATTTTTATAGAAGTTCATGATAAAGAAAGCAGTGAAACTAATATATCTGATTTTTTCGTAGATAGTACAAATGACAATTGTAGATTAACAGTTTCAAGTGATGAAGAGGACAACTGTAATTATAAACAGGATCAATCTAAGAAATTAACTTTATATAATAAAGATAAAAAAAAAGATATAAAACATAATTTAAAATGTTATAACTGTCATCATTTTTTTAATGATAAACCTTTCTATCTACCCATAGACTATTGTAGTAAAACTCATAGATATAAACTATTTGGTAATTTTTGTTCCCCTAATTGCGTAAAAAGTTATTGTATAAACGATAAAATTTTTCAACATAAATCTTATCTACTGGGGCAGTTCTATAGAAAATTATTTGGTTATGATTTTAATATAACCCCAGCGCCATCTATTTTAAATTTAAAAGATTATGGCGGGACTTTAACTATAGAAGAATTTAGAAAATCGTTCTATAATAATAGTAGATATACATTGATTAATTTAAATTCTAAAATTATTTATTTTTGATAAAGTTTAAGAGCTATAAGCGCTAAAATTATAAGAATCATTAACATAAAATTTTCTATTTTATCCAACCTTTTAATGATAACATAATGTCTTTTGGTTTCATTTTCATACATTGTTTTAAGAGTATTACCCAATGGATTGTGTTGTTTAGCTTTGTTCATCCCGGTATGCGGTCTATTAGGAATCCTATCGGCGGATCTATCTGTATTATCGTTTTTATTTTCATTTTCATTTTCATTTTTTTGAATTCTTTGTTCAAGACCAAAAGATGACCCGATTACAGCACTTGGGTTGTAAGAATATAAAGAATTGCGTTTATTTTGAACATTAGAATAAAATAAAGTCATTTGTGTTTTGTTTATATTATACAAATTATTTTATTATTTAATTAAATTTAAATATTCTCCTGACAACACCTCTGAGGAACTGGTATACCATTCTCATCGAGACCGTCCGGTTTTGTACCACATATACCATTTCCACCACATGTTACGTGACAGCCGCCGGTTGATAGATTAAATCCTTTGGGAGCCATAGTATAACCTGGTGGACAATTTTCATTAAGACCAACTAACTCCGTCTTTCTCTCGATGTCTTCACGGGGTAACATTCTACGCATTCGACCCTGTACACCTATTGCATTTTTTAGAGCAGTAAGAGAATTTTCAACGTTTGAGACAGTCGTTGCACTGGAGGTTCCTACAGGTGGTGCACATGCAGGTCTCATAAGAAGATAAATTATTAACACTGCAGCAAGTGCCAAAAGTAACTGCATATTAGATTCTTTCATTTTATTTTATAGTAATACAAATATTTTTTTTATTAAAAAATAAATTAAATATTATAGATTTATGGCCCTCTTCCCCCTAGGGTTAATAGTTACCTCTTTAGATGTTTCAACTGTTCCTATAGACGATGCATCATCGGCTCTTTGAAACATATTAGATAAATTCAAAGAAGGACCTGTTATTTCCGACGTTGATACATTTGATACATGGGGGTGAGGTTCCTTAGACATAGCAGAACTAATATTTTTCATTATTTCCGAAGATTGAGTATCATTCAAACCCCTTGGCATCGCAGAGCTAAATAAAGTTTTAGTTGTATGGAACATAAATGCCCCTCCTACTAATGTAACAAATAGTTGTAATTCAGCTGGAAGATCCGCCCTACTCTTGTACTTATCGTATAATTTTTCAAAGACTGTTGTATAATCATCGATATTATCCATAACAGACTCAGACCATCCATCTAGTTTAGCCCCAATAGGATCATACTTATTATTAGCTATTTCTAATCCATATACAGCAGCCAGTAAAATCTTTTGCTGTAGTTTAACACCTGCTTCTTTTTCAGCATTTGATTCGTGTAATTTTAATTCGAATTTTAATTCATCTAACTTAGAAGACATAGAATATTTTTTTGTTAATTCTACACCTCTTTTCTCCAGTGCAACAAGTTGTAATAAAATTTTTTGTTTCTCCTGTTTGGAATTTTTAGTTTTAGATTCACTACCTCTGCTACTTTGAGATGAAACATCCGAATAATCATCTGAACCACTTTCACTACCACTTTCACTACCACTACTACTTTCACTACCACTATCGTCATCTGAAGATTCTTCCTTTTTACGATCTTTTGTCTTTGAATTATTTACAAAATTTTGATAATCTTCTGGATTAAATTTCGACTTAGACTTAAGACTTGGTTTTATTTTACCAAAACTCTTCTTATGTTCAACGGGTTTTGCTTCTAATGTACTACCTGATGATACCGATTCTTTGTCTTCATCTTTAACTAGATCTATATCATTTATTCTTAGACTATTATCTAATTTAACAACGGGTCTTAAAGACTCTTCTGTTACTAACTTAATATTTGGAACATTGGCGCTCATACTATAATTAACGTCATTATTTTTTTTAAGTACTTGGGAACGTGAAAATAAAACACCGATGGGTCCATTTATATTCTGTTTTTTTATAATTTCATTCATACATTATATAGTATCATAATTGTTATTTTTAAATTAAACAGTTTAAAAATAAATAACGATAAGTTATATAATGATACAAAATAATATAAGATATGGCAGCGGGGTTCTTTTTTATTGCAATTCTCTAGATAATACACCCTATTTTTTGTTAGGTAAGGATAAAGACAACCGATGGTCTAATTTTGGAGGAGGTGTAGAATTATCAGATAAATGTGATCCTGAAAATACTGCATCTAGAGAAACATGGGAAGAAACTCTTGGGTGTATAGGAGATATAATAGATATTAAAAAAAATATTAAAAACAGTCATTGTATGATTTCAAAAACTCCATCAGGAAATAAATATTATATGTATATAGTAAAAATACCATTTAGTAATGTATACAGAGATAGATTCCTCTCTACAAAAAAATTTTTATCAAATGTAGTAATTGATAAAAAATTTTTAGAAATACTAGATGTTAAATTATTGTCATTAGAAACAATAAAATACTCAATAGACTATACAAATAAAAGAAGTTTTATTAAATTAAGGTCTAGCTTTGAAAAAACTATTCAAGACAATTTCGAAGAAATATGTAATCTTATAAAAACTTAGGAATAATTATTAACATTTAAACTCTAAATGAAATACACAATGTTTTTTATTTGTATATGATGATAATATATTACAGTATTTTTTAAAAAATATCAACCACTCATTATAGTTACGAAACGCCATTGGGTGATTATAAAATTGAATATTTGTTATCATACAACTAATCTTTGTCAAATAATAATCATTATCATCCTCAATAACTATTAATTTTTTACAACACTTTTGTAACATTTTCATAATGTCATCATGGTTTTTCATATGTATGTGATGTAAAACTGTTGATAATAAACATACATCATAATTACAAGTAGGTAAATTTTTACCATCATACAATATTACCTTATTACTTGATACAGACACATCATTAATATCAATTGCTAATACATCGTAGTTTAATTTTTCTAAATATTCACTATAAATATTTAATCCACAACCCAGGTTCATTATTTTCGCAGGAGGAGATGGTAACATATTTTTTATCTTATCGTGGATGAATTCATTCCTATTTTGTGCTAATTTATATATTATTTTTTTTATAATAGGGGATTTGATTATAACTGTTCTACATTTATCAAAACTTAATATAATTGTTATAAAAAATAATAGTAGAATAATATATTGTATATAAAACATTTTAATAGGGTTTTTTTTAAACATCATATAATTTAATCATAATATATTAAATAATATTTAATTTATACGGTATTGATTTAAATAAATTAATTACTGAACATTGTATATCCTTAATGAAGGTTGTTCTATTTGATGTATAGGAGTATAATTTGTTATTTCTCTATCGGTATCGAACATATTAGTTTTTCTTAAAAGTTTTCTAGGATTAATTCGCGTAATATTATTTGTTTGACTTATTATTTTAGGACTATTTATATCCTTATGTGAATTTATTATATTATTTTTAGGGGCAACGTAATTAAATTCTCTGATATTTGATTGCGTGTATTGACTACCAATTGAAAATCCGGGTGTATTAGTCATGTCTATTATTTTATCATCTGGTTTAATACTCATTAATGCAGGTTTTTCTGTTTTATTATAATCAAATCCTATATCTTTATTTACCTGTCTTTTTATTAAAGGTCCTGGTTGTAAAGTTCTTGTTTTTTGTCTAATAGGTTCGTATGTAACTATATTTTTTCTCGGTAATACATTTATGATACCATGATCTATTTTATTACCCTCTAATTGCATTTCACGTTTTGAATATCTGTTAAGTTTGTTTAATGGTTGTTGCCACTCATTTGGGAAATTATTATAATCCATTTATTATTATGTTATATTTTATTTTTATTTAATTTATAAATTCAGATGTTTGTTTTATTAAATCCCCCATGGGGTCTACTTTTATATTCTTTGATATTACATTTGCCGCATCCTTATCTTTCATAGAAACGTTTGTGTTTGGTTTTACCTTGATATCAGTATAAGAGTATATTGCGTTATTTTTCTTCATTCCATAACGTTCGCCTATTTTTGTTCTATCTACTATATCTACAGACACTATTTGTTTTTTAGCATTTGCAGTAGCATTTCTTATTATTGATACGGCTTGATTAATCTCTTTATTACTTTGTTTATTCTCTAGTTCGTCGTAAGTTTTATCTTTCCCTATAAAAACACCAACCGTTTGTTCACCGGCTGCCTTTTTTATTTTAGGACCCGCCATTTTAGTAACATTATTCTGTTTATCACTTGATGTTATATTTTTTAAGTCATCCTTGTTTAATGGATGATATACGTTATATGGGAGTCCTGCATTAACTGTTTTATTATCTGGCCATTCTCTTTGGGACGACGCGCCGTACCAGTTGTAAGGCCTTTTAGTACCAACGGACGAGACATTCTTAGAATCGAAGTCTGTTGTTATAAATCCACTGGTTAAACCATTATTTTTATACCCCTTTTCATGAGAAACTATATCACCAATTGCGTTATACTGAGTTTTTTTTCCATTTTTTTCTTGAACAATTCTAGCTGCAAGTTCATCGACCGACATTTCGTTGATGTCTAAATCTTCCTTCTCTGTAAGTTTAGTTCTAAACATTTTTGGTAATTTTAATAACTCGGGATCTGATAGATTTGGAGATTTATACACATTAATATATATACCAATGAATGATAAAAATACGATAAATATTACTACTGTTTGCAGTTCCATTTATTTATATGGATATATTTTAATTTAATTTAATTTAATTCAAATTAAAATTTCTTTTCTACACGTCGGACATGTATTTGATTTTTCAGTCAACCATTTTTTAATACACCTGTTACAATAAATGTGATCACAATTTAATTTAATATTGTCTTTCATGTTTTCAAAACATATACTACAATTTGTTAATTCGTTACATTTTTCTAATCTTTCAAAGTTTTCATTAGAAATTGTAGGTTTTGGGATGTTAGATGTAGTAAACTCCATATTATTTATCATTTCTATAACACGTTGAACTGAAAAAAATGTATGAATAGAGTCAAATTCTTCTATCATATCAGAAATATTAATGCCATTATCATTGTCATTATCATTATCATATAAAAATTGTTCACTTTGTCTAATAGAATATTCTGTCTGACTAAGTTGAGTTATTGATAATTCGCTTGTTAAAGGATCTCTCCTTACTTCATAGGTTCCTACATTAGATTGCATAAACATTATATAGTTATATAAATACATAATATAATTATATAATATTTTGAATGCATAATATTTAATTTAATTTAATTTTTACCGACACCTGTTCGCATCCTAGCATTTCTATTCTGTAAAACAGATGGGTGGGTGTCTCCACTCCTAGTTGGAGTGTCTAGTATTGCAATATTTCTACTTGGAGTACTAAAAGGTGTACTGTAATTACCACCAATTCTTGGAGCCGTAGGGTATGTAATTTCATCATCATCATTCGATGTATCATCCATAAGTGTATATTGATCAACTCTAGGAACTGGAATATTTTTAAAGATCTCAAACATATTAGAATCTCTTAATGAATATTCTAAAGACCTTTGTTTACTAGGTACATTTAATTCATGACTTATTCCGTTTTGATGAGCTGCATGATTCATAGGTTCTATACGTCTAACCACTGGATTATTTTTATTTTCGGATGACAAAGAATTTATGTGTATATAATCTAAACCGCCGTAATTTATATTATTTTCTCTCATAGGTTTATGTTCTATTAAAGGGGTTAACGTGTTTATATCACTTATGTAATTCATAACGTTTAATATAAATATACATTTTATTTTTATTTAAATTAATTTACACCGGGGATAAATTTTTATTAACGGTGTTTAATTGTTTAACAGTCCCCGTTATAATTTGTTGACCGAAAATTTTATTTTCAGGCTTTTTCACCTCATTATCTGTTATTAAGTTAGGGGTTTTATTTCCATCCATGACGAATCTATGTTTAATACTTTCGGTGTCTAATGAGGGGTGATTAATTAAAAAAGAATTTTTAGTGTTGATGTTATAATCTTTTAATAGTTCTTTTCCTCTATTTGTAAGTCCGCCACGGTCTTCTTCATTTGCAAATTCAGTTTGTAAATTACTTATAGTTCTAGACTCTATCGAATTAGATGAATTAAGGGTTAAAAAATAAATACAAACTGATAATAATATTGAAAACATACCAGTTGATACTATAATTTTATAATCGTCTGGATAATTTATTGCTGCTATTATTGTAGCTACTATTATTAGTCTGGTGAGGGAGTTATATTGCTGATTTTTATCTTTTCCATAGAATGGATTTATTGAGAATGAATTAAATATTGCACATAAGTCGGTAAACCAATATGATGTCATTATTTAATGTATGTTAAGAATTTAATTTTGTTAAAAAGTCTGTTGAAAATTTTTGATTATATAAATCAGATATTTCTGTTTTATAATCTAAAATATTAGAATTTCTAATTCTATTAAATTCAGACGGTGTTTTACTTATTATAAGTTCTCCTATTAAAAAAAGAGACTGTATGTAATCCCATATAGCTGTTTTAGTATTATCACTAAGATCGTTCCAGTATTTATATATTCCGATGTCTACAGAAAAATTATTAATCCTATTTTTTATAGTTTCATTATTTATAAAAAATACTTCATCTCTATTTTTAATTTCGTTTTTATAATCTACGCATCCAGCCATAAAAAGACTGGATGGTGTTGAGGGTGATGTAAGTTTTAAAAGAACAAAAGCTTTTTTATATTCCACGAGAGACTGTTCAGGATATTTATTTATTACTTTATCTATAAACTCGTTGAATAAAGTATTAAATTTATCAATATTTGTCGACATATTGTTATTAATAATATTATACTTTAAATATATTTAAATAAAATGTAATAATAAAATATTTATTTATATTAAATTTACATGTCCGGTAATGTTAAAATAAATGGGGTAAATATGTTTATAAATAAACTCGACTTAAAGGATAACAGACTTGAAATAATAAATCTAGACACCCTTAAAAACAAATTTAAATTAGACGAAGGTGATACAGGTTTTTATAAACTAAGTCTATATAAGAAAAATGTTTACGACGATGGAACTATAACAGAAAATTACAACCGACCTGGTATAGGACCAATTCAAGACGGAACATATTGTTCAATCTGTCAACGTTTAGGAGGTTCAAATCATGCAAACAATTGTGATAGACCAAGAGATGAGAGTTTGTATTTAACACTTGGGGGTTTTAGAGATTATATATTAAATGATCCCGGGTATTCAGGTGATTATTCGGATATCAAAGATGCGTTTTTAAAGGATAACATAACAGATGAGATTGTATCAGATTTGTTTAATTTAGAAGAAGAAGAAAATGTAAATATAAAAGATGGGAAAATAGACATCCAAAAACATGAAAATAAAATGACAATTGTGGAATATGAAGGTCGTGTTAAAAAGAGAGGACCGTCTAAATTACCACCTAAAACTGATACGACTCAATTCTTAAACAATTTAATAATATCTCATGAAATAGATGAACATAAAACATCCATAAGAATAAGTAAAAATGGTCTTATAAATATTATAAACATTAATACAGATCCCGTTAAGAAAGATTCATTAATTAATGAGCTTATAAAGAGAATTAATTTAAGTGGATCAGTTAATTATGAAACTTTTAGTGAAATAACGGGGGAAGCTGAAAAAATTTATAAGATTATACCCGGTACTAGTTATATCCATTCTGCATCAGGTCAGTTTAATATTAAAAGAATCATACCTGGAAAAAATCAAATTGATTTTATAGAATTAAATAACTTTATTAATCCATATGATATAAATGGTAAAATAATAGAATCTCCTATTAACACAAAAATAAAGAAAGCCAGAGACGGATCTCCTATAGTTTATTATAAAGGTCTTAAAATAATAGAATGGGAATATTATTCACCTAGAGAAACTAGAAATGAAATAATGACAAAAGAGTATATAAAAGTTATAGTAGTACCATTAGACGGACTTAAATTAACCGCTATAATTAATAAATACGGTTCCGTCATGTTAAATATATCTAAATGCACTTCAAAACAAAAAAATGACGGTTTATGTGGTAATAAAGACTCTGATGTATCTATAGAATTATTCAATAAAATAGAAAGAGTTTTAAACGAGATGTTTGATGAAAATGAAGATCTATTTGTAATGACCAGTTTATTGGGTCCTGAAAAACAATTAAAAGAATACAACACAGTTTCTGGTTATGCCCCAAATGGTAGAATATGTAGACTTACTAGAACAAGAAAAACAGGGGATGATCCCAGAAATTTTTCCGAATCTATGAGACCAGAACCATATTCATGGTCTGGGACATGTCCAGATCCAAATTATCAATATCTAAAACCAGAGGGTGTTTTCGATCCCGATGATAAATTGTGGTATCCTTGTTGTGAAACAAAAGACAAAAAATCAATAGAAAGAATGAAAGAATATCTTAGAAACGGGTTTCCAGGTAAAGACGATTCTAGGAGATATGATTTAACAAATGAAATAGATTACGGTTCTGGTATATTAGTTCCAAATAGTAATTTACCAAATTCAATAGCAAATGTTAAAATAAATGGAAAATTTGAGAAGGTTAAGGTTATAGGGAAACTAAGTGCCAGAGAAGGGGGTGGTAAAAAAGCTAATAAATTTAAAGTAGAATATAATGGTGAAAAAATAATAGTTAGTGGATTTGATTTTGAAAGAGATTCTCGTATATTTCCTGGATTAAATTCTTTTAATAGAGATTCTTTATTGTCTTGTATACTCACTAATTTAAAAATAAATAATCTAACAATATCTGAACAGGGTAGATTAGAAAAGAATAATATATCTATTATGAATGAAAAAAGTATTAAATCAAACACGGATATATTCTTAAATAAGATAAATCCTAAAAGTCTTTTAAAGTATTACCCATTTACATATCACACGATACCGATGTTAATTATAAACCCGTTCGATGTTAGAAAGATAAGTCCTGATGGTAATAAATTTTATCTTGTATTATCTCCACAGAATAACTTTTATATAAATGATATATTATTGTCTATTAATTCAGATATATCTGATACATTTAAAGATACTATTATATTTGAAGGGTATTTGAGTTATAATGATACTCTGGATAAAAATCAATACGAAATAATAGATATTATATATAATAATATAGACATTAGAGACAGAACGTTAAATGAAAGAAATAAATTAATCGCCGATTTATTTAAATCAGGTATATTTTCGTCGGTAATAGATGAAATAATAATATTACCAGATGAATATACTAATATTATATCGGGATCATATGAAATAATAAATTCCAATCCCCTGAATAAATTAGTATTTAAACACGATAATAAAACAATAGTTTTTGGGGAAGAAGATATCTATAAAGACACTATTTTATTGCAAATTCTTGGAATAAAAGGTGAAACTATAAATTTTGGTTACGATTCTAAAGATATAATAGACAATATTAATTTAGACTTCCTAAGAAGTTATACATTTTTAAAAAGAAATATACCAACCGGAATAAAAGTAGGTGATTATTATAAACTTTCTATAAATAGAGATAATAAAGGAAATGTAGTAAATAATAGAGTTTTAAATATAAAAAAGAAAGTAAATGTAATTGAAACAACTAATATGAAAACATATGACGAAATAATGAACATATTACTTGTTAAATTTAGTCCAATTGATTCGAGTTATTTTAATTCTAATTTAGATTGGGTATTCAAAGACGGTTTTTTACTTTACGATGGAACAGATAACTTAATTTATTCTAAGATTTAATTAGATTAGTTATAAATACAAACATTTCATTTATATCTATATTATTCTTTAAAATTTCTATCTCAATTTGTCTTTTTCTATTAGGACTTTCATACTCTATAAAATTTCTATCAACAAAATTACCTTCAGATATTAATGTAAAATCTACACGAAATGAATCGCTTGAATCCTGATATGAAGTTCTCTGTTTTAAGTAATACTTCCCAGAAGTAACATAATCTGTTACTCTAGTTTCAGTTGACGTAGAAATTCTTATGTCTTTTTCCCATAAATTGGACATATCTATGTTTATATCGTTATTTCTCTTTTTAAGTATTGAGTCTAAAAGAATAAACTTTTTAAAGTCATTTGAATAGATGTGTCTAGTTCTGATACCCGGTAGTTCGTCAGAATAAGTGTCAACATAATATTCAATAGTCTTTTTCATTTTGTAATCATTTATTTCTTTTATAATTCCATTGTATATATCCTGTTCTATATTAGGATTGAAATCTCCTCTGTAATTAATTTTCCCTAAACGCATTTCAACTTCGATGTCTTGAGAACCTATTCGGTTGAATTGTTTTTGTATATTTGTTATATCAAGTGGATCTAAAATTTGAGTCATATTAGAAGTTGATATACACCTAAGGAGACTTGCCCTAGATGAATACGATAGTATTTTTTTTAATTCTTCTATTGTTGAACCTTTCCCAAGTTTTGAAAAATAATGAATGTCATTTATGTCAATGGGGTTTTCAGCACTTCTTATAACATTTAGAATAGTTCTTAATGAATTTGGAGTGTTTTTATCGCGTCTAACATTTTTAAACTTAAAGTTATTTCTGGAAATTACTTGAAATTCAGCTATTGAATTGTTTTGTACATAATCCGGTACATCAACTGTAACATCTTTAAATGAATCATATGTTTTTTTGGTCCAATTGCGAAGTGTACCATTTTTATCTTGAAATTTAACAATTGTTCCGCGACCAGTTTTTAGAATCAATAAATCTATTGTTTGTTCATCACTGGGTTTCCATTTAAACTGAGTTGTATCAGCTTTATTCCAGGGTCCTATGTTATAAAGAGTATCTGCAGATGTAAATATGAGTCCGTCTAGTGTAATTTTTTTGCTTATGAAAGTGTCTATAGTTTTTTTATATTTTTCTTTTACTATATTGTAAAAATCTTTTCTATGTTTCATGAGAAGTTTTTGAAGTTCCCCATTTTCTGTTGGTGTATATAACTTTTCTTTATCCATTATATTATGAAGAAAGTAAATAGGTTTGATCTCTACATTAAACCAGTTCTTGTTTCTAAATGATGATAACAACAGAGGCTCTTCATTATTAAACTTCCCAGGCATGATTAATTTATAGAGTATATCATACCTGTTTATATAGGGCCAGGGCTGTGTTCTAAGTTTCCCATCTTCGGGTACTATCATTGATGAATCCTGACCTATAATTCTTTCTCCATCTATTATATCTATATTATTAGGTGCATATAATACATCAAAAGCCATAAATGAAACTGCTTTAGTCCTGTTGATGTCTAACCATGGATAACTATTATTATCTTTATCAAAAAACACAACTTCACCATCTATTAACATTTCTCTAGAGTCTAAAGGATCTAAACTATCCTGAGATGAGTTTCTCACCCTATAGATATTTGTATTTCTATCAATAAAATATACCATTCTACCACCCTTGACATCTGGTATAGTCGTTATGTACATTAACATTCTTGTTCCATCTACTTTTTGTGTTACTGTATATTCACTTTTACCGTTTGGTTTTTTAGTATTTATAATAGACATATCTTGTTTTTCCATTGTTACAGGAAGACCTCCTATGAATTTTTTCATATCATACTTTTCATTTCTAGCTAGGGAATTTTTAACAAGTTTTTCATAACTCGTTAACACTTGTTTATAAGTCTCGTCCTGTAATAATTCCATGCTTATTGGTTAATATTATGTTATATTTTTAATATGGTTTATTTTCTGTAAAATTTATTTTTAAATTTTAATTTTGATTTTGATTTTGATTTTAGCATTTTCATCATAGGATATATCCATTTAACTATTTTAAATAATGTATATATACCCAATGATACAATTGCATAATCTATAAATAGTTTAAAGTGATTATACCGGTAAATGTGTTTCCATCCGGTTGTATCTTTATCCAAATCAGTAATTATTACTAAAGCTTTCATTGGTTTTGCAGTTAAACTTCCAATAATACTATTTTTACCCCAGTTAGTTTTATTTTCAGTTTCTGGAAATAACTGAACTATTAGAGGATTTTTGTAACTATATAAATTGTCTAGTTTAGTTATATAATCAGTGTCTATGTCACCTTGATATTTATTTTCTTTAATTTCTTTATAAAGTTCTTTCCTTGCATTTTTTGAAAAGATTTGTGCTTGAGCAAAAGTATATCCCGTTAATGTATATATGTCGTAGTTATAAATTTCAGGTTTATAACTTTTAAATATCCCCGAAGAACCAAATGTAAACACATTAAATTCTTCATTTTCTATGAATTTATTAACAATGTTATATTCAATTAAATCTTTACTATAAATCTCGGCATCTTCTTCTAGAACGATTACATTATTGTAGTCTTTTGCGTAATAAAACGCCGTGAAATAAGAATGTGTAATATCTGAAGTTGTAGCAGTGACTTCTTCATCTTTAATACAATTTCTATAACCCTTGTTATACTGTATTATAGTTTTTTTACTTAATGACATTATAAAAGGGTCGTATTTAAATCTATCAGAACCTTCCATCATAAGTATAATTGTAACATCCGAAGATGGTATAACAGGATTATTAGTTTCATTTATAGTAATGTAATTGTAACAATCTTCGTTATCAAATTTCATATAATAATATACTTTATTTAAAAAAATAATTAAATATAAATTATATATTAAATATTAATGAG